TATTGTTGCCGTGAAACTCCAGAATTATTCTGGAATTGCACAGCTTGATTCGTTACATTTCCCGTTGCAGCAGCTGATGTTTGGGGGTTTAATACCGTATTACCATCTTCAGCTTTTACTGGTACTCCTACTGAGAGAAGACCGATAAGGAAGTAGTAGTAGAGGTTGTATCTATTGTTCTGTTGATATCTGTTACTTCGATTATTCCTGCAGCTCTGTTGACTATTTCTAGTTGAAAGTTTGCTCCAGGGGTTGTTATGTCGAAGTTTGTTCCAGTAGCGTTTATATGTCCTGAAGGCGTGATGTTGTGTCCAGTCCAACTGGAATAATCTCCTCCGTAAACGTTTGTTTGGATTGTCTCTACAATTTGTTGAGTTGAGTTCGTTGTGGAATTCATCGAACCTTGGGTGAAGGCGGGTGTGACAGTATTTGCTCTAACTGCAGTTGGAACTAGCAATAATAGAGCTAGTAAATACTTCTTCATGCGTCTTCTTTCTTTTTAATCATGGGACAATTAACGGGAGGTTGCTTACCATTGCCATTTTTATTACCAGTGGTCAAGCCAAATGTTGCGAGTGCTCCCGTAAAGACACTGGCAACGAACGTGATATCTGAGTTACCTGATTTCTTAACCATAGGTACCTCAACATAATTCAAAGTAATTATAAAACCAGACCAAACTACAACACCTAGACGTACAAAAGTTCCTAAGATTTGAATTTGCTCTTCTTTATCGTCAATACCTTCTTTTAATTTATGTAGAAGGTTCTTCGGTTTCTCCTGTGGTGTTTCCATTAAGTTTCTTTTGTATCCGTTTTGCAATCTGCATAATGATAGGTTTCATTACTTTTACAGTCTGCTTAAACAATGAAGTTACAGTAAGGGTAGCTATAACAGACACTGACGCTGTAGTTCCTGCAGTCACGAGTATTTCTTCTTTGGGAACTGGAAACGTAAGGTCAGTGAATGGTATATCTATACGTTTAACTTCAGCAGCTTCTTGTTTAGGTTTGGGTGGTTTACCTTCCTGTTTTCTTTCAAGTTCCTCTTCCATCATCTCTTCCATCTCTACCGTAGGAACTCCTATAGGAGGTGCTAATACAGCTGGTGCTACCACAATGGTAGGGAAGGTAGGTAACTCTGCTGTTGGTTGTTCTAATGTAGGTGTAGGTATATCTATAGCACCTGGTATTGTTAATGCATCAGGTAAAGTTATGGAAGGAAATAGTGGTTCATCTCCCATATAAATTAAGCTACTTTAGTAAACTCAAATAGACATTGTTTCTTCTGAAGCTTTATACTCATGCTATTTGTATTCCATAGACTAAATCTAAGTCTAGTAGTAGTAGCATTGGTTACATTGAAGAAATTATATAAATCATTATTCATATAATCATTAGTAGCGTAATCATTACGCCACTCAAATGTCTCATTTAAGGTTGACCAGCTTGATCCAGAGTCTGTACTTTTTTCCATTTTTAATTGAACGGTTGCCGTACCCGTTTCATTTCTTCTAGTACCTAAAGATACATGTATTTTCCAAAATCCTGTTGATGGAAATGTGAAAACTCCAGCTGATTCTGACATTCCATTGCCAACAGCCGATAAAGAGGTAACACGAGCTAAATTACCGTAATAAGTACCGCTTACAACTCCAGAACCAATAATACCCCAAGAATAATCAACAGGATCTACACCATCTGGTTCCCAAAAAGCGTCATATTCAGTAGCTATACCACCACCAGCATCAGCCCACGTCAATCCACCAGTATTACTTGATTGTTTACTAAGGAATTGTCCATTAGTTCCAGCATTACTTATCTGTAGCCTTGCCTCATCAACTGCTTCATCAGCAATGGCAGCTTGTACTACTCCATCATCTGCTATTTGAGCTGTTCCTACTGCATCATCTACTATTTCGCTAGATCCTACTGCATTTGCTGGAATCTTACCAGCAGTTATGGCATCATTTTTGACACCATTTGTACTTATTTGTGTTAATGCCATTTAATTCCCTTTTAGAATTTTAATCATTGGTTTACTCTTCTACCTCCCATTCTGCACCAATCTCTTTCTCAACGTCCTCCTCTTTCCATTTATAAGTTTTACCGTCATCTAATGGATGATTATTCTTCCATCCTCCATCATAAATATATCTAAGGGGATGCCAATCAGTCTTATCAGCTACGTCTTTTATTAAAGTACAAGTTGATGAATTGTGATCAAGAATAGTATTAGTTACTGGATTGCCTACAAATATGCGATCAGTTAATATATCTATTTTTTCATCATCACTCCATAAGTACATAGAGCGTTTAGTTGTGTTGTCGATTAAAGTTTGCATTTTTAAAATAATAAATAGGTAGATGATTAAAGTGTTAATTTCCTTTAATCAATAATGAGCTAGAAGATAATGCTATACCTGCTTTTATTTCGTAGGCATCTGCGGCGGTTCCTAATGTCCCATTATTTTGTACATAATATTCTGTACCTGCTGTTAAACCAGATTGCACCGTTGACACACCTCCAATTACGTTAATTGTTGCTGTTGCTCCATTTGAATAAGCAGCGTTTGATAAACCAATAAAATTAGTTGATCTTATATTGGTACTTCCTGATTTATAAGTACCAAACTTTACGGTATAAGGAAATCCGTAAATCAGAACACCTCTCTTAGTGCCGCTGTCAAAGGCGATTCGGGGGTTGTAAGCTACAGTACTATTAGAAATAGTTTCGAGTGTTGTTGGTGTCGAGCAACTAGCTGATGTACCACTTATTGTCACTTCAGCTCTATAAGAATTACCATTATTCCAAGAACCAGACACATATTCTTGATAATGTAATACGGTTTTTTTAATGTCAGGACTATAAGCCATGTGCATCTGTCGCAACTGAAAGTTTAAAGGAAGGGTTAACCTTGATCCTGCTGACAGTGATGTACCACTAACTGATAAGGGTTTTACGTAAGTAGCATTGTAAGAATTGGAGGCTATAGAATTTGCATATTGAACTAAGAATTTATTTGCATGTTCGTCATATACAATATTTGGTCTAGTACTATTGATTGCACCCGATTCGTATGTGAGTTCACTCCCTCCACTAATACTTGTACCAGTCACAGAGGAAAGTCTAGCGTGATTAACGTACGTACTTCCACTTACATATTGCCATGCAGTACACCACTGTTTTGTATCTGGATCATAGGCTGTACTTGCATATTGAACCTGATTGCTACTATCAATACTCAGGTTTCCGCTGACTGAAAAAGGTGTTCCAGACATTTGCAAGTTATAAGCAAACTGAAGGTTTCCATACATAGGATTAGGTATATATGAAGTGATCATTAAACCACTCACACCATTAGTATCCTGACCGTAGGTAATATCAATTCCAGAGTAATTACCACTAGATACGCTTGAGTTATAATATGTAGTTGCATTTACAGTAATAGTATTATTTGAGAATGAGAAAGTTTGGAATATGGCTCTGTAACTATAATCTTGCCGTCTATAACCAACTATTCCTAACTGATTAACTGGGTCCCAACCAACAGTTTGGCTATAAGTGCTAGTAGATAGTACTGTTATATCCCCACCCCAAGTATGTGTACCATCTGCTGCAACTGATATGTATTTCATCATTAAGTATCCATTACTCTGGTTTCTCCAAGCCATGATGAATTTTCCATCGCCAACGGAAGTTATATCGTGACCAGCGTATGATGAGACTGAAGAAGCAGGACTTGCATTTAAAGTCCAACTTCCTGTTGTAAGAGTAGGTTCACTTACTGTTCCATTTGCATTAATAAGCACACCCTTTCCACTAGCTATTGCTCCACTAGCTGTAGCTGTAATTGCACCACCAGAAGCAGGTAAGTTAGTTAAGTTTGCACCTGATATTGCAGGTAGTGTTCCTGTTAAATTTGCTGCTGGTAAAGAAGTTAAATTTGCACCACTAGCAGCAGGTAATGTTGCAGGAAATCTTGCATCAGGGACAGTACCACTTGTTAAATTAGATGCACTTAGAGTAGTTAGATCAACTGTTTGCCAAGAACTTGTTCCATCACCGTCTTCTCTTAAGAACTTAGTACCACCTGATTCACCTGTTGATTTAACATCAGTACCTTCAGATGCACCATCGGACCACTCCATCCCATTGGATGTGTACTTAAGATATTTGTTTGTAGCTGGTGCGTTATGTACGTCTAATTTAACTTCAGTAATTGAATCATCAGCTAATTTTGAACCAGCTATTGCTGCACTAGCATTAACATCAGCATTGACAACATCTAACGAAGCAAGCTTACTTTTAGCTATTGCTGCACTACTAGAGATATCTGCATTAACAATACTTCCATCAATAATATGACTTGAGTTAACTGAGTTAGCACTAGGTGTACCAATACTTACTGACGATCCACACGTGATAATAAAGGAATCAGCACCACTAGCAGGGGCGGCAGAAAAAATGATATCGTTGCCAGAAAGTGCAAATCCCTCAGAGGGTTGTGATGTTCCAGAATTAGGCTTTTGAATGACTCCATTTACACTGACAATATGTTGTTGAGCAGATGTACCAGCGTTACTTAACGTAAACCTATAAGCACTACCGTTAAACGTCGCACTACCACCTCCAGTACCAGAGGAACTAGAAATAGTATTGACATAGAAACTACCAACAGAAGCAACGTCATCCCAAACATTAGTTGTACCGTTGTATACCTTCATTTTGTTAGTTGAAGTGTCAAAGTACATGTCACCAGCATCATTACTAGATCCGGGTGCAGAACTAGCTACTCGGTATCTAGCGTTAAAGTCATTTATATCATCACTTAACTGCTTAACGTCTGTTTCAGCAGCTAGTAATTTATGATAATTATATGCATTAGATGTACTTGTAGCTGTAACTAAAAGACCAACACCAGCAGCTAATGTCTCTCCATTTAATGAACTAGGGAAGTTATTAATAGTAACTGTAGCTGGTGTTCCATCTGTTGTACGTCCAGTAGTAGATACACCTGAGCCATTAACAACAACTCCAGCTGCATTATTAATACTGACAACAACACCGTTAGCTGGCATGTTAGATGTAGTTGGAAAGCTTACCTCATCAGCAATGGTTATAAAACCACCAATAGCAGTTTGAGAACTAGCAACGTGTGCAGCGATAGCCTTTGAAGAAGGTATCTCTGTATCACTTGTTGTATCTAAAGTTCCACTAGATGTCTTAAATGTTTTACCAGAAACGATGTTTAATTCTGCTGTTGACGCAGTAACCCCATCTAACTTATTAATTTCAGATGTATTAACTGTTGCACCATCAAGAATGTTTAACTCAACAGGTGTAGATGTTAAACCATCTGTTTTATTTAATTCAGTTGTTGTAGCTGTAACACCATCTAATATGTTTAATTCAGTAGTTGTGACTGTAGCACCATCAAGAATTTGTACTTCAGTTTGTGTTAGATCAGCTAATGCAGATGCAGTACCAGAACTCATTGTAGCAAGTTCAGTTAATTCAGCATCTAAAGGTTGTTTTGCATCTAACTGAGTCTGTACGTTAGAAGTAACACCATCAACGTAGTTAAGTTCTGCTGTACTAGCAGTAACTCCGTCAAGGATATTCAACTCAGTAGTGGTTACAGTAGCACCATCTAGTATCTGTACTTCAGCTTGCGTTAAGTCAGCCAAAGCTGAAGCTGTACTGGAACCCATTGTTGCGAGTTCTGTTAACTCAGCATCTAATGGTTGCTTTGCGTCTAGTTGAGTTTGAACATTTGAAGTAACACCATCAACGTAGTTAAGTTCAGCAGTAGTAGAAGTTACACCATCTAATAGGTTTAACTCTGCTGTACTAACTGTAGCTCCATCTAGTATTGCTAACTCTGTACTGGTTAAAGCTGCTAAAGCTGTAGCAGCACCAGACTGCATATCTTTAAGTGTGGCTATATCAGCGTCTAGGTCAATTCTAATCTGACCACTTCCAGGGCTATTATCGACAATAGTTACACCGTCACCACCTGATACATCAGTAGTTAGTGCGGTATCTATCTTTGCGTCTACTCGTCCATCTATAGCACCAGTGGTAGCAACTCTTGTATTGTTACTAGCCCACGTTTCAGTACTAATGATTGTCTCATCACCAGTTTGCCAAGATGTATCTGTTTTATTCTTACTCTCTTGAGTCGTATATAAGTTCTGTAAGAAGTTATCGTTTAAGTCTTGAGACTTGATAGCTGATCCTGCATAGAAGGTGGCAGCTGGTGAATCAGTATCAGTATCACGATAAATTCTAATTGAAGAACTATTGGCAGGTGCAGTATTAAATTGTACAGTTGTAGCCGTTGGGGTAGTAAAGGCTGTAGTCGCTGTGCCATTGATACTAGCTTTAATATCAGTGGTCTTTAAATATGGGAATGTAAATGAGTAAGTGGTGGTGGAGCCATTACCTGTAAATGTGTTTTCAGTTACTGCCATTTTATGTTGTTGTTATTGCTTCGGTGGGTTTGCGTATTGAAGTATTCCGTCTATCTTCTTGAAGGCTTTCTCGTTTCTATCAGCCACAGCTGCAGCTTCATCAACTCTACCCTTAAGCATTAATTGTCTAGCTCTTATTGAATCTCTAATTGATTCCCACATAGCTGGATATTGAACTTTAAGTTGTTCAAAAGCTATCTTCTGAGCTTGACGTAGTTCTCCATTTAAGTATTGGAATATCGGTAAGTCTTTTTCTTTTAGTTTTATACGAGACCAGCTACGGTTAGTAAGACGTAAGTATCTTAATTTCGCCACTTCATCTTGGAAGTGAGGATTCTCTACATACTTCTTAGCTTTCTTAGCCCATCCAGTATCAGCAATTAGTTTATTTATAATTGATCTTTCATCACCACTAAGTTCATATAACCCTGTTGGATCTGTATTAGTGATCTCATGTGGCATCCAGCCAATCTTATATAGTTCATCCATCCAGTCAGGATTTCTTGCACTCATTGGTGAAGGACTACCAGCGTTAAATGATCTAAGTAATGGATTCTCTATGTCATTAACAGGCTTACCATCAAAGATACTGATGTGATCTGGTAGGTTATTTTTAAGAAAAGGAATTTTATTCTTTACATAAGCAAGAGCATCACCATGGATATCTTTGAATGCACTATCAATAGCATTAGCACCAACACCTAAAGCACCTGACATTGGTATGAAACTTCTAGCTTCATTAGCTGCAAATCTACTAACCCATGAGCCATCACCTGATGCAAAGGCTACTAATGGTTCTAGACCTTTTAATGGTGTTTCATTTAAGAAGTTAGCTGATATAGCCCATATTGACTTCTGCCAAAGATCATCAAATACTGGACCTGATAAATCATTGTAGTAGTAAGCCATGTCTCCATAGAGACTAAGTATTGGATCTAAACCTTCAATACCCTGATAAGGTATTGCTACATCTGTACCTGGAAGAGTGACTGTTTTAGGCATGATCTTATAAAGATCTCTTTCCTTCCTACGTCTTTGATGTTGGAAGTTTCCAGTGCCTACAACTTCAAGTTGATGTTTACCGTGTCTGTCATCACCTGCTTTATTAATGATATAACCACCTAATGCCATAGACATTAAAGTAGAACCAAGCATTCCAGACCAAGCTAGACGTGCTTCATATTCTTCCTTTAGATACTTATAGAAGTTCATCGCATCAGGATAGGCATCCATATTTGGAATACCGTGATCTGCTAATGCTTCAGCAATCTTTTTCTTATCACTTCCAGCTGTAAGTATCTTGGTATATCTAGTCATACCAGGAATTCTTTGTAATGGTAGGTATGATGTTTTTCTCATTACATCGTTAATACCAGTTCTAGGGAATAAGAACATACCCTGTGCAGCTGGTACTTGATCCGTAGCTTTAGTTACTACATCAGCCCAGTAGTTATCTAGGTTTAAGTTAACTTCACCACTGAAGTATTTAAGAGCTTGATCTTGAGGTAAACCTTCCTTATCAAACATCGTTCCATAGATCTTCTTCTCTGCCTCAAGTAGTTCTGGTGATGGCTTACCTTTCTTTATTTGAGTGAATGGCCAACCATACTTCTTACCTATTTCTTCGTAAGCTTTAGCTCTAGCCCAGTAGTGAGCCATCATAGTATTTGTATAAGCATCTATACCTGTCATTCCAGTCATAGCAGCTCTATACCATCTATTCTGACCAATCTTATTTAGACTTTTAGCTACGTTAAACCAATGAGCTTTACCTGTCTCACCATTCTTTTCCCAAGTCTTAGCAATAGCATCTAGACCTTCCCAAGTTCTTTCTTCTTTGATTACATAGTCTTTTCTAAAAGCTTTCATCATTGACGTTGGATCATGGTGAACACGTTTCATCATGTTCCAGCCATCAACTAATGCTCTCTTGTTAGTTTCAAAAACTGCACCGTATAAGTAAGAAGCTTTTTCTAAAGATTGACCTCCATCACCACCTAGTTGTTTTAAACCACCAGCGATGTGTGCTCTAAGCGTTTTACCAACTATTGAGGTAACACTACCTTTAGCAGCGTTAAGAGTTGCCTTACCTGACAACACGTTATTAAACCTAATAGTCTTTAGACCTCTAGCAAGAAGATTCATTCTTCCTTTGGTTGCTCTACTATGTATGGCTCCCATTGGACGTATCTGTTTCCAAGCCCAATCGTGCATCTTGGCAATACTATCTACGTCACCATCAGTTAATGAGAACGCTTCAATAAAACCACGAGCTAGATCAGGGTCTTCATCCATAGCTTCCTTAAGGATGTTTCTGTAGTTCATTGCAGCTTTGTGTTTACCATCTAAAGCTTTAGTGAACTCTTCATTAATCTTTAGTGGTAGTTGAGCAAGGTCTTCACCTCTTTTTACAGCGTCATCCCATACAGCTTTATTCCTAAGCATCCAACCTGAGATGTACTTATTAATTCCGTATTCAGTCATCAAGAACTCAAGCTTATCGAGAACAATCTCCATAGCTTTATTCTCATCAACTGCCTCTTTACCGAGGTAGTTGACACCTTCAGCAGCTGTAGAAATTTCTCTACCTAACGTATCCATAGTCCTAGCAGAAGCTAGTGTTACTTCTTTACCTATGAATTTGTCGATAAGAGTTTGCATTGCATAGAACTGTGCTCTTGCATCAGTTTCTACCTGCTGTATAGGTTCGATAAGAGCACGTTGTCTTGTCTCACCAGCTAACTTCCTTACGAAGTCTTCATTAACAGCAAAGAGTTTCTTTACGTCTTGTACGTCTACACCTGAGATAATGTCGTTATAGACATTCCATGCAGCATCATCCATTACCTCTCTGGTATATCGGAATCCATTCTTGATGGCTTCCCAATCACCCATAGCTTCGGATTGTTTAGCAAAACCTTCTACTGCATCTCTTGAGTTTCCCTTAGCTAGTCGGAAACCTTTGGAGTACATATTGTCAGTAACGATAGAGACGTTATCTCCCTTAGTTGAACCAAGTTTGTTAGAGGTAACATCAATCATGTTCTCTGCAACATTACCTGGAGTCATTGCTGACTTAACACGGTTAGCATCGTTAGATAAACCTGGAGTTATATCAGCGTCATAGCCCTGTACCCCTGCGTCTAGCTTGTCGAATGCAGCCTCCTCAGCTTGAATCTCACGAGATGTTGCCTTTGCATCAAGGCTTGCTTCTAGTGGACTTTCAGTAACACTTGAGAACCCATTATTGGTGTACTCATCAAGTAACTTTGTCTCACCAGCTTTAGCGTTGATGATAGCTTGGTCAACATTCTTAAGTTGCTTGTTAAGTTCTCTTGTTTCAGCCTTTCCTCGTTTAGTAGCAAGTGCTTGGTTGATCTCAGCTTTCTTCATCTCAGCTGCAAGTATTTGATCTTGAATACCTGAGACAGCATTAGCTGTATCTTTATCAATACTTTCTGTTATTTGAGATCTCTTCCAGAATGCAGCCTTATCACCAAGAGGTTTGAACCAACTCATAACAGGCTTTCTGTATTCAACTGCAAATGCAAGTGAATCAGCTATAGCACTAAGAGCAGAGTTCTCCCAGAAATGATATATCCTTCTTTGTTCTGGAGTCATACCATTGTAGGTTTTCATCCATTTAGGAATAGGTATATGACCTTCCTGACCCCACCAACCTGGGAAAGCTTCAGCTAAGTATTGAGCTGTGTTTTCTTCACCCTCGTTGACATCATGTGCATAGTTTAGGGTTCCATCTAGTAGTCCATTAGCACCTAGCTGAGTAGCTATTCTTTGAGCACGAGGCATGTTTCGAGTCATACCATTGATAACTGAAACACCACCTAGAGATGGATAAAGGATTGAAGCAATACCTCTAGCTTTCTGGATGTTCGGATTTTGCATCCGAGTTACATCGTCATAGAAGTTATCAGCTATAGCTCCCCATTCACCTCCAAAGGTGCCAAACATATCCATGATGGCATCAGGGTAGGTTCCAAGTAGTGCTGACATTTGACCTTCAGCCTCATCTTGCCATGAACCACCTAGTAAATTTGGTGACTTTCTCTCCCAGTCTTGGTTAGTTATTGCTCCCCATGGATCTGAGATTCCTCTCATTGCACCTCTAAAGAACTTTCTGGCTCCCTCTACTTGATTAGTTAAAGAGGGATCAGACTTCATTAAAGGTGTCTCTTCTATTGGCTCTTCCTTTATTTCAGGTTGCTCAGGAAGAGTCTTCTTTTTTTCTTCTTCCATTAATTGTCTCCCTCAAATAGGAATAGATACTGTGGTTCTTGTTCTGGTAGTTTTACAATAGTTTTAAAGCCACCACCTTTAACAGGTCTACGACTTACAACTCTTGCTCCATTGCGAGGTCTACCTGTAGACATATACTGTTGGAATATTTGTGCTCCTTTAGGTGTTCTCATTAGCTGTTCAGGGATGATATAAAGACTTTCACCTGTACCCATGTTATGAGTAGCACCATTGAATCTTGTAGTACCAGACATTGCTGTTTGAAGACGTGGTTCTACTGTTGCTATACGAGCTTTTGCAGCATCATCAAGACTACGTATGTTCTTAGTGAAGTTAACTAGGTTTGAATTACCTTTTGCTTTCTTCACCTTCTCCATCGTTGTCTCTTTGATTGATGGCTTGATCTTTACTTGATCCTTTAGACCAGCTAAATCAAGTTGTTTATTTAAGATTTCACTTACACCAAGTCCTGATGCGTCAGAAAGATCTTGTACATCTTGAGATATTTCCCATGCACCACCTTTGTTGACATTAGCTATTTGCTCTTTTAGGTCTGCTTTACTTATAACTTGATTAGTTTGTAAAACTGTTGCACCCTGTTTCTTGATTAAATCTTTTGTATGTTCTAGTGGAAAAGCAACCATGAAGTCTTCTGATGCTCCATGGAAATAAGGGAAATGATTAGTACCAACTGTCCTGTCATTAGTGTATGATTCTCCTCCAGCACTTAGTCTCCATTTACCTTGACCAGACTGAATGTCTTTAGTTACTTCAGCCCAAGCATCTGTTTTAGCTTGACCAGCTGGTTTACCTTGACCTATGTGATGATCTTTAAAAGCTTTATAGAAGTCATTCTTAGCTTCAGAAAGTGCTAACTCAACTGTTTGGTTATATGTAGGGTCAATACTGACACCTTGTAGTCCTAATATATCATTGACAATTAAACCTTTTACAGCTCCTTTAACTGTGCTTTCATCCCAACCTGTCTCTTCAACAAGCGTCTCCATTGTTGTATAGGCTTGCTTGTATTTTGGATCTTGTCTAAGTACTGGAGGTAGTTCATTAAAGTCAGATTCAAAGAATTGACCAATTTCTATTAGCCCATCAGCTGTATCACGAGCTGTTTGTATATCTGTATTTCTATCACTATGGAAGGTGAATTTCTCTAACTTTTTAAGAGTGTCTTCAGATACGTGGTTCTGTCTTAACTGGTTAAAGATATACCTCTTTTGTTTTGGAGAACCATCCCATTCATCAAGCAATGCTTTCTTACCTGATTGGTATAAATCGTTTTGACGTGCTTTTTCTCTGGTTTCGTCACGTTTACGATCATCGTCTTTTTTCTTTTCCCATGCTTCATTAGCAATTTGAAGTTCAGATGGAGTTAATAGCTTTCCTATCTCCATAGACTGCCTAGTAATGACACCGTTTTTGGTATTAGATAGGGTTTTTAGATTTAAGAATTCCTCTCTTTGTGCATCGTTCTTGATAAGTTTTGGGTTAGATAAAATCTCTACATATTTCTGCTTTACACCAGATAAACCAACTGAGTCACCTTCTTCATCAAAAGAATTCTTGACGTTGTAAGAAAGTATATCTAACCAGTGTTGTGCTCTGTCAGTACCTAAACCATAAAGTTCAAAATCTCTCTCAGAAGCTTTAATAGCATTTTTACCTTTCTGATATATGTCGGCTGTCCAAGCATTAGTTAGTAGTTTTCCATTAACTTTATTTTGCTCTTCTATTAGCTCTCCTAAAAGATGCGTATCTTTACCAACACCTAACTCTACTGCATATTGAACAGCTGCTTTTTCTACAACATTTTTTATCTCGTCATAAGTAGAAGCACCTGATTTATTGATAGCATCTGCAACATAAAACTGGTAATTACCAAGGTTCTTTTTAATTACAGCTTTTTTCTCACTAATAGTTTTCCACTCAGGTGAGATCTGTTGGGTATTAGCAACTATATCTGAGCCACCACCAGCATCTGCTATTTGATCAGCATCTACTGCAGTACCATAAGCAACCTTTTCCCAGTAGGCATCACTCATTGCAGTCTGCATCTTTGTTGCAGAGGGATTTGCATTAATTCGTTTTAACGCATCAATCTCTTCAACTTTCTTTCTATGCTCTGCAAAAGCAAGGAGTGTTTCACTAGCTGTTTCACTAAATACCTTCCAAGTTTCAGCTTCTCTTTCAATATTCTTCTGCTCAGTCTCGAAGTTCTGTCGAGTACGTCTAGCGTTTCTCTCTATTGATTCAGTACGTTGTCTATAGACTTGATCTTCTAGTTGTTGATTATCACGTCTATTAGCCTGTTCCTTTTGGAATTTATCTTTGAGATTTTGAATTATCTCATTATCTCTCGCCTCGGTTTGATCCGCTACAGTTCTTAAACTACGTATAGTTTGTTCATCTTTTCTACGTTGCTCATTTAAAGCACCTTGACCGATCTGTATAGGACGAAAACCACGAGATGAGCCGTAGCTTTTGTATGCCATTGTTGTTTTTAGTTAGTTAATTAAACCAGTTCTCTTCTGCTCCTATCTTGGCGACTGAACCGATGGCTGAACTCGCTGTTGCTAACCATGAACCACCTTGTGCTTTTGCTCCCTTGATTGGTGCAACTCCAAAGTCCTCTGGTATTAATGCTCTAGGCGGTTGCCATTCAGTAAGTGGTGCATCTACTGGTTTTACTGGGTCAGGTATTAAACCTGGCTCAAGCATCTTGTTTGCAAATGCTGCTAAGTCAGCTCCATATTTATCTCTAGATATTGTTCGTAAAGACATAGCTGTGTTACGTTGTGAACTAAATAATGATTCAGCTAACCTCGCTTCATTTCTACCTTTAGAAGCAATAATATTTTGATAAGCTTTTAAAGCAGAACCTCCAGACTGAGCAGTTACTGCTAGTTGACCTTTTGCCTCAATAGATTTAATAATTGCATCTTCATTATTAAAAGCTATCTCCTGATTAATCTCTCGTTGTTTTATTACTGCTTCCTCAGCTGCATCCGCTGCAGCCATGTTATTAAAGTTTAGTTGTTGATTATATATGTTTTCAGATTTAGCAAATGCTAATTTGTTTGCCTCATTCTGTGCTTTAACAATCTTAAGGTCATAATTATATCTCCTTAAGTTCTTTTCGTTTATAAAATCAACTGATTTTTGATCATTCCTCTTTTGAAGTTCATAGGTTTCATAAGCGAAGTCATAATTAGCTTTTAACTTTTCCTTACCCATCTCCCACATTTCAGTATCGTATTCGTACTGACGTTGGGTATATTCGTTTTGATTACTGGCTGCTTTGTCTTGTGAGCGTTTATTTGAAAACGCACCAAAGACAGCAGCTCCTGCGGCTATAGCATTCCATGCAATCATATCTTAAGTCCTCCTATAAAATCTCGGTGAGTAGTTTCCTTCCCACATCATCGAGTTGAGAGAGACGGGAAATGGTGAGTCATTAAAGACCCGTAAAGTAAAGTTCTTACTTCTTTGGTGTATTGGTACTGTTAGTACGTTTGATTCTTCTAATGGAACGTCATCAGCTAGATATGTATTAGCTTCTGTAGTTGGATTTAAGTTATACCATTCATCCAAGTAGACAACAATCTTAGCGTTATTAGCTGGTGCAGATGAGAATTGAATCTTTGTATCATTAACAAAGGTAAATGCAGTAGAGGTAACATTATTAATCTTTACCTTTACTTCATCTCTATCTACATAATCAAGATCTGATGATATCCACTCAAATTGAGTAGTTGATCCGTCACCTGTAAATTCCTTCTTACTAGCAAACCTACCAACTGCATTTAGTTTGAAGCCAACTACACCTGATAAACCTACATCAAACTTGCATCTAGCTACTGTAAGGTTAGCTGTAAAGTCAGTCTGCTTACCGTCCTCAGAGAGGTTATAATAGATCTTAGGTAGTTCGACATCAAAGTCATAAGCATAGCCCACGTAGACGTTACTAGCGTTCGTAGAGAGGTCTTCTCCAGGTACCTTGAAGTATGTACCAGAACCATCAGTAACAGCTTCTGGAGTAATAGTAAATCCTGAGTTATTAAACGTACCAGCTGCTGTTGTACCAGCAACGATCATTACATTCTTTTGATCAGTTAGATTAGCAAAAGGTATATAGCACTTTGAAAAGTTATTAGTTGAGTCATATACAACAGAACTAGCCTGTGCATATAAATCTATACAAGGGTTAATCTTCTGACCCTGTGCATTGGTTATAATAGCTACTTCGGGACTTTGAGTTAAGTTAGCCTTTTCTAATGTATATCTTGCAGATGCACCTGTACCTTGTTTGGTAACACAGTACATATCATCCTCATCAATAGACATTGACTGAATAGTTCCAGGTAGTATCCATTTGAACCAAGACTCCATAAGTAGTTCTTTACCATCTGTATAAGTCTTATAGAAATAGATGGTATTACTACTTTGACTTGACATAGCTATGAACTCATTCTGAATACTAGCTATTAATGTATCTACATCAGATGTAATCCACTCATTAACAATCCTTCCAATATCTAAAATCTGTGGACTTTCACCAAGTCCTTTAGTCTGCATAGCAAAGACCCTAGTAAAGTTAGGAGTCTTACTGATGAAGTTAAAGTGAGTACCAACATCAATTGGATCAACCTCATCACTCATCTCCATGTTAGATATTGGTCTTATCTTTGTAGACTGAGGTGTTAAAGGTCCGTCATCTGAATAGATTAGGAATTGTTGGTTCTTTGAAAATAGAACTAAACCCTGTCTAGCAGGTTTAATTGCATGTAGTTTAGTAGCTCTAACAGAAGCACAGTTAACATCTATAGGGTCAGCCATTGTATGTGTTCTAGCTGATGTTGCATAGAACTCATAAGGGTCTTTAGCTCTACTAAGGATGACGTTATCTTCTGACAAGAAACCAAGTCTATCGTCATGAAAGAAAGCTTTCTTTATAGTTTTACCTACAAAACTAGGATGAGCGTTTGTTGTATCATCTCCTACTAGTCTGTCACCCCAAGTCAAAGGTTCAAATACAAAGGTAGTAGCACCTGTATTCCTTAGCCTATAAGGCATTGTAGTGGCTGTTAATCCTGGAGATATATTATTAGCTACTGTTTCTTTCCAATAACCTTCACCACCTGTTGAGGTGTTGTTAGCTACAAACTTTGCATAATAATTATCTTCATCATATAGACGTGAATTTAAAATAGTTACATGTTGATTATGAAATGAATTAGATGGTAGCCATGATTCATTATCAGCCCAATCTTGGTAAACTGTTATACGTTTGTTATCAATACCACCTTTAGCTTCTAAAGTAAATGGTGTTCTAGTTCCACTGACTACATAATCTAATTGTAGAGATGTACCATACTTAGTACATGTCATACCAGTTATACTTTTTGCATCTATTGCAGCTTTGATTCCAGTTAATACATCATCAAAATCGACAGTACCACCTGATGTGTAATTACATACTTGGATAGCACTTTTCTCAGCAAGTATAGCTGTACCACCTAACTTAACTTCAAAATCAGTACTCTGTATTGAAGCCTCAAGGACTCCTAGTGTGCTTAGTAGAACTGTACCTCTACTCTGTGCTACAAAACCTGTAGTAGCAGCTTGTGCGGTTACAGTAACTAAATCGTTTGTAATGATGGTTGTATCTTGTACTGATAATACGTCGTAGTTAGATTTACTTGTACCTGTTAGGTATGTATGTGCAGAGCCATTAGTAACCGTACATGCAGCTCCTGTATCAGCATTCCATATATTGATACTGCCATTAGTACCGCCTACTTTAGGTGTAATACATCCTATATATCTAGTAGCACTTCTATTGATATAAAACCATTTAGCACCATCTAAGTCAGTTTGATCAAATTCTGTACCACCTGTATTTGTAAGTGTTTTAATAAATTTAAAACCTGGTCTTTTAGTTAAACCTAATGTCACATCAGGAAAACCATTGATACACTCTCTTACCTGACCTGGAAGTTTCTTACTATCTGTTTGTTTTGATACTCCACTTAAATAGTTGGAGATCCTTTGTGTTACTGCTGCCATTATCTCTTAAGTGCATGATAAGGTTCATAACTGACGTAAGGTGTGGCTCCATCAGGTTGTCCAAAGAATGAATAATCACCTTGGTTTGTTTCGTATTCAAGAGCCATAGCTCTGGTATATGCCTCTTTTTGTTGAAGCATTTGATATTGAGTTTCATCTCCTACTATCCGACTAGATGTAGTGGTAGCAGCTCTAGCTGTAATGTAGTCCTGTATAGGTGTTGGTAGATCTACCCAATCAAATAGCCAAAGAATATCGCATTCAACAACACCATTAGTCCATTGATCTGTATGGTGTTGCTTGTCATATAGTTTGCCATTTCTTCTGATTACCTGCTTATCACCTACTGAACCGTTGTTAGTAAGATCTATTTGTAATACATTATTTGGTATAAGAATCTCATTATTTGAGTCAGGTGTCATCTCATAGTGTGGCTCTTTATTGAAAGTCCAGCCTTCACTTTGTACCTCTCTAGATACTTCTAGTAGAGTTTGATATGCAATCGCAACGTCTGGGTTGGTTTCATCCAAAGTGGTGACAGGTGCCTGACCACAAGCCATCAGTATTTGATTTATAGCGGGTAATTCTGTAGCAGCATTAGTGGTAGGAAAAGCCATAATTAAGTTATATAAATAAAAAAAAGGGAGCCGTAATGACTCCCTTAAGTAGTTAGAATGCAGCGTTACCTGATGAACCTGTTGCAGCACCTGCAATAAGTTCAACACATGCGGCTGGATTCACGTAGTCAGCACCACAAGCTAAGCGTCCAAGAATCACGTCACCCTGATAAATCACGGATACGTCACCCTTAGTTACTTGTACTTGAGGACCAATTGCTTCGACAATACCAGCAGATTCTCTCTGTCCGATAATGCCACAAGAGTTAGCGAATTCTGTTTCTTCACCGTACTCATTGTTGATTCCAGTTACGTCAGCTGCAGCATCTTCTACTGCTTCACTAACGAATGTACCCACGTTACCTGGAGAGGTAATGCCTGGGTTTGTCGCTGAAGCTGAACCATACTTAGTTCCATAAGAACCGAAGAATGGAATGTTCATTGACTTGTAGATCTTGATACCAGCGATCTCTACAATTCCATTACCCTTCTGACGGGATGTACCTTGTGAGTCTCTGTTAACTAGACCATTATCACCAACCTGTTGGATTAGTTCATAGTACTGACGTGGGTTAAGGATACCGAAACGTCCATCAGTAGATACTCCCTTCTCATCCATTGCTGCCGCTGCATCATAGAATGCGTTTATTAAAGAGGCAGGGACATAAGCATCAGATGCTTGGTTGTTTGTACCAACACGGATTTGAGTACCACCTGGTTCTACGAAGTTAGTCTTCGTGATAGGTGATGCAGCTCTAGCTCCACGAATGATTGAACGGAACACTAGGCGGTCATACTTTTGAGCAAGAGCGTATCCAATCTTTCTGGATATCTCTGATCTCAAATCGTAATGAGCCAATGTCTCATCCAATTCATAAAGGAAAGCTGAACTGATTAGTAGATCATCAACTGTGATGGTCTTCTCAGCTACTGGAGGTGCTCCATCGGAGTTACCTAGTATGCTGTTGCCTGGAGTATGAAACTCGGCTTTTGTGCGACCCGTGTAGATGAACTGTAAAGATTTACCGTTCTTAAGGGTACGCTTCATGACAAGATCTCTAGCTATAGCATTATGCTGGAAGCCTTTGAACATCTCGCCACTGAACAATTTTAAATAGAGGGCGCGTCTATCGGCACCTCCATTACTAGCACCAGGTACGGTTACCGAAGCCTGATGTGCGGTTGACTGTTGAGCCATTTATCTATCTTTTAAAATGTTTGAAGGTATAAATCATCATCGTGCACAATTTAAATTCGAAGTTTTGTGGTCTATCCCACCGTCTAGACGGCTAATAGGTATCCCGCGTACGGGGCTAAAAGCCAAATTACAGAGAGGTCCGACACTGAGGTGCCTCTCTGCTATGGAAGTTCACATGAAGAACTTCTATATGGATGAAGAAGGCTAGAGCCATAAAGACTACTAGCCATAGTTCATTGAACTTCAAAGGGTAGAAAGAGCTTCTTCTAATGAGATATCCTCATCGAACTTCTCTTCCTTTTCCTCTTTTATTTCTGGTTCGGGAGTCAGTGAAGTAACTGAAGCCCGTGCTTGATCGCTTTGTTGTGACATTAGAACTTATACTTAGCTCCTGCCTTAAGGTTGTAAGTATTATCTAGATCACCATTAGTGCCTCCAGCAAACTCTCCATAGAAAGCTACCTTTTCAGACACGTTATAGTTACCGCCGAACTTACCTGATAGTTCAGTCTCTGTACCATCAACACCGTCGATAGCTACTAGAGCTGGACCACCTTGAATGTAGTAGTCAAACTTTTCTTTAGACCCATCGAGTCCAACGTGTAGTTCTACAGTTCTACCAACATACTCTGAACCGTAGTAACCATTGTTTACTTCAGCGTTTAAGTATGTACCAGCGGATGCAGGTGCAGACGCTAATGTGGTGGCTGCGAGAGCAAGTGCAATTGTTTTCATTTTAATTAAATAGTTTTAGATTTTGTGTAAGCGATGCCGCGATACTTGTAAGTAACTTTTAAAGTCATTGGAAATCTCCAAGTACCTCAGACCCCGT